ATTGAAAGACGTAACGCTATCGCTACTCTGCTTCAGGATTGGGATCTGTTAAAGATACTAAATACTACACAAGCTGACCAGAAAGCGTCACTGTCACAAATTAAGGTGGTCTCTTATAAAGAAAAAGACCAGTGGGAATTAGTTCCAAAATATAACATAGGAAAGAAAGCAAAATGATTAAACTTGATTTGACTGTACAAGAAGTAAATACTATTCTTCGTTCGCTAAGCAAACACCCTTTCGAGGAAATTGCAAACCTAATCGGTAAGATTAAACATCAAGGTGACCCACAAGTCGCCGAGTTGGAAAAGCAGTTGGCTGAAGCTAAGGCTGATCAAGCAACTGCTGAGTAAAGAACCCACCTTAGGGCACGTTGTCGCTACGGCAAAAGGCGTCCGAGCAATTGCACTGCCACTCGTAGTTGGCGCTGGATAAAGTAACCAGCACTATCTCGCCTTCGGGGAGATAATTTTATAACTTAACTCGCTTAATAGGAGAAAACAAAATGACGAAATCATTCGTACCTGCATTTTTTAGCCAAGACCTTTTCAAAGACTTTGATAAGGTATTCGTTGGTTTTGACGACCAATTCAAACGCATGCAGCAATTGCATGACGACTTGACTAAAGACATCCCTAACTACCCACCATTCAATGTTCGCAAGAACGGTAACACTTACACAATCGAGATTGCTGTAGCTGGTTTCGCACAAAACGAAATCGACATCACTATCGACGGTGGTAAGCTAATCGTTAAGGGCAACTCTGAATCAGTGGAGCCAGAGGGTACTGACTACTTGTTCAAAGGTATCGCAAACCGTGCTTTCACACGTGCTTGGGCTATCGGTGACCAGTATGAAGTTAAGGATGCAGAACTTTTCAACGGTGTCTTGAAGATCGCTCTTGATCAACTCGTACCAGAGGAAAAGAAAGCTAAGAAAGTCCCAGTCAAGGCTGGTGGCAAACAGTTCTTAAACGACTAAGAACAGGGAGCTTCGGCTCCCTTTTAGTATTATGATACCAAGAAAACTTACAGTACTAGACAAAGATAGAATTGTTGCTCATCTTCTTACTCTGGAAGGTGAGGATCGTCGCCTACGTTTTGGTGGTATGGTCTCTGACAATTTTATCGAACACTACGTCCACTCATCATTTGAAACCAACTGTAAATGGTTCGGTTGTGAAGATGGTGGAGAGATTGTAGCTGCTTGCCATGCTGCAGTCGACAAGGGTGATGCTGAACTGGGGTGCTCAGTCAATAAGAAGTATCGTGGTCACGGACTCGCTCAGGAAATGTTTGATCGAGCAGTCACATGGTTACGTACACAGGGCATCAAAGAAGTCTTCATGCACTGCTTAACCGAGAATCAAATCATGCGACACATTGCTCGCAAGAACGAGATGACTATCGTTTCAGAGCAGGGTGAGACAGACGCCACTGTAGAGATTGAACCAGCAACTCCAGTGACGATTGTTAAGGATGCTTACATGGATAGAATCGCTGTCTATGATATGATCATCAAGAACAACTTCAATGCCTTTGACTTCTACTGGAGACGTAATCGTACCTAAATACTAGGTATGAAAGCAAAGATTACCCAACACATGATCTCGTTCGTCACAGTTCGCCGTGGAGAATGGATCTTAAAGATATCTGTTTACAAAACTAAACAGGTAATGGTCGTTGCACAGAACTACTTTGATCCTGAATGTCTACTGATTAGATTTTTCGTAGACCAGAACATAGCAGCAGATTTTATTGAACAATTAGTTAATGAGGAAAAATAATGAGCATTAAAGTATGGAAGTTGATTAGCGGTGAAGAACTTATCGCTGAGCAAGTTGAACATTCAACAGATAGTATTGAGTTGAAATCTCCTGCCACTATCATCATGCAGCAAACTGAAAACGGTGTAGGCTTGGCTTTGATGCCTTACATGCCATACGCCGATGGTAACATCACTCTATTGAAGAATTCCATCGCCTCGATCGGTGAACCTTCTCAGAAGATGGTCAACGAATATAACCGTCTTTTCGGTACGGGAATCCAGATCGCTCCAGCTTCGGCTCTAGCTGGTCTCCAGATGCCCTAATCTACAGGGCTAGAAGCCCGAAAAACGACCTCCAAACCCTCTCTCGTAGAGGGTTTTTCACATTCCAGACCCTGTCTCCTAGAGGGCTAGTAATCCCCTCAGACCTGTAGGGTTATTGAAAATAGTTGTTGCCTTTCATTGCAGACTGCTGTATAATAACTCTATTGTGATTGAGAAAGGGTTCTAAATGATTAACGAAAAGCGTGTTTTGTCTGTGGTGTCTGAAGTTACCGATACCCCTGCTTACTTCTTCAACGGTACTCTGTTCCTTGAAACTGTTGACAGCAAGATCGCTACTGAAGTGTTCGATGCTCTCTGGGAAAAAGTTACTGCTGCTCTCGCTTTTGGTAAGTGTGGCTCTGAAACCTCTTACGATTTTCTTTAAACTGAAAGGTAATATATCATGACTAAAACTTCTTCTGTGGTTTCTACAATCTATAACACTTCGGTCAAGACCAAGTCTCAACTCCGTGAAGAAGGTGAGAAGGCTCTGCAACTGTTCCTCAAACGTGGTGGTTCAATCGAGACTGTCAAAGCACGTAAAGCACCCAAGTCCAAAATGTCTGGTAAGACTTCACGTGGGTTCACTGGTGGTTCGTCTGGCTTTGCAATCGGGTATCCGTCCAAGGCTGGCATTTAATTGTTGTCTTGCAAGACTGTTTGGGGTATAATAATCGTATGAGAGTATTCCAAGAAACGACTAAAGACTGGGTAGGTAATGTGTCGAATCACGTTTACCTTCTCACCGACAACAAAGAGAAGATGGTCGCCTTCTACAACGTGGACACTGGCGTGATCAAGAAGTTCAAACAACCGATCCGCTTCGACATGAGATACCGTACATTTAAGGAATTGAAACACAAATGAACATCAATGCTTTCCTCGACAGCCTTGCAGCTAACTCTTCTCGTAACTTTAAGATTGATCAGCTAGAAGCCAACAAGGACGACTCAACTCTCCGAGAAGTCGTTCGCCTCGCTCTGGATCCGTTCACTCAGTTCTACATCCGTAAGATTCCAGCTTACACACCCAACACTCAATCCAATCCAGCTTCTCTTAAAGCAGTTCTCCCAGCCTTCTATGACTTGTACACACGTACAGTTACTGGCAATGCAGCCATCAGCTATCTTCAGATGATGCTGGAGTCTGTTTCATCTGACAATGCTAAGGTGATTGAGCGAATCATTCAGAAGGATCTTAAATGTGGAGTACAAGCGTCAACCGCAAACGTAGTGTGGAGTGGCTTGGTGCCAGAATATCCAGTCATGTTGTGCAGCCCATTCGAGCAAAAACTGGTGGACAAGGTCACGTTCCCAGCAATGGTTCAACTAAAGATGGACGGGATGCGCTTCAACGCTATCGTCAGAGATGGTAAGTGCGAATTCCGTAGCCGAAACGGTAAAGAGATTCAACTGCTGGGTAACTTGGAAGAAGACTTCATCAAGATGGCTGGTCCAATCGACTGTGTGTTTGATGGAGAACTTCTGGTCATGGAAGGTGACATGATTCTGGATCGTCAAACTGGTAACGGTATTCTGAACAAAGCAAACAAGGGTACAATCTCTGCAGCCGATGCAGCGAAGGTTCGTGCCACTGTATGGGATATCATTCCCTACATCCAGTTCGCTGATGGCTACTGTGGTACTCCGTACTCTCAGCGTATTGAAACACTGGCTAATCTGCTGGCGTCACATGAGCCTGAGAAAGTTTACTTGGTGCAGAAGCACACTGTGCAGAATATCGAAGAAGCCAATGTAATCTTCGAACGATATCTGTCCATGGGTCAAGAAGGTATCATCTTGAAGGATATCACTGGCGTCTGGGAGAACAAACGCTCCAAGACTCAGATTAAGTTCAAGGGTGAGTTGGAATGCGATCTGAAGATCGTGGGTATTGAAGAAGGTTCGGGTAAGTATGCAGGAATGCTTGGTGCAATTCTGCTGGAATCTTCTGATGGTGTTATCAAGGTTCGTGCTGGTTCTGGTTTCAACGATGACCAACGCAAGACTCTTGGTAAAGAAATAGTTGGCAAAGTCGCTGCTATCAAGTATAATATGCGTATCAAGAATAAAGCTGGAGAAGAATCTTTGTTCCTCCCAATCGTTCTTGAGATTCGTGATGACAAAGAAGTGGCTGACTCAAGTAAGGATATTAAATGATTTTAGAAACGCTGATTCGACAGAAGAGATTTTTCGACGAGAGGTCTAAAGCAGACATCGCAGTTGCTCGAAACTTCTTCCAAGAACATAAGTGGGGTGGTGATGGTTGTCCGTTCATTCTGGAGTATCCATATATGTCCATCCCTGACATGATTAAAGATAAACTGATTCACAAATCACTGGGGATTGAATATGACAGACGACATCACTGGGCAAGCTGAAAGCCAACACGACATCTTTGCTAAGAAGATGGCTGAGAAGTATCCTCGCTACTTTGGCGAAGATCAACGCTATGGCGGATTCGCTATCGGCGAAGGATGGTATCCTATCATCGAAGCACTTGTCGGACAGATTGATAGCTACACTAAGTGGCGTCGTAATACTCGTGCCTATGACCTGCGACTAGATCGTGCTCGTGATAAGGGACGTGATGCTGTTCTGAAGTTTATCTGTAAAGGTAAACACCCAAGTGCTTGGGATGAAGAACGTGTGGACGATATTATGGCAACACCACATAGCATCACTGAACGTGTAGAGTGGATTCGTGTCGCTCAAATCAAAGAGAAGTTTGGTGGACTCCGCTTCTACTACGATGGTGGAGACGAACGTATCTTTGGTATGGTAATCATGGCTGAATCTTGGGCTGGTCGTACATGTGAGACTTGCGGTAACAAAGGTAAGCAACGAGGTGGTGGATGGATTCGTACTCTGTGCGATGAACATGAAGCCGAGTATCAAGCAAGGAATAAACGTGAGTAATTATAATCCAGACCGTTGGGTCATGCTGAAGTTTAAGTACGGCAACGGTGAGACTATCTACAAGATTCTGGCTACCTTCTACGGTGGTTTCGCTCGTGGAGATAGTTGGAAACTGAACAGTGGTGTGACTAGCATTCAACAGGAAGATGACTACTATCTGTTCCATGGGTCGAGTGGTAGTATATACTACTGTCACAAGGAATTGTATGGTATGGGTAGTTACACTTCTAGCATCTATGCTGATTTTCAAACTCAGGTATCTCAAACCAAAGATACAACTATGGAATTGATGCCACCAGAAACCAACTTCATGGAGATTCAATATGAAGAATGAAGAAACAGTATGGGTGCTAGTGGATTGTATCTCTACTTTCCGTATGCGATATATGGTGCAGGCACCCAAGTCCAATCCTGAGTATGCTCTTGATGATGTGACAATGGGTACTGCCAAAGAGTTCTCGCAGGAATGGTTGGGTGAGCAGATCGTTTCTTCTCGTACGATGACGACTGAGGAAGCACTGGCTCAATGCGATATTGATACCAGTTACTGTTCTTCATGGACAGACGAACAAAAGATAAAAGCCTTCTTCACAAAGGAAGGTGAACAGAGGGAATAGTAATGAACAAGTTGTATGTATTGGTTGGTGTTCCAGCAGCAGGTAAGTCCACTTGGATTAAGAACCAAGTATGGGCTAAGGACATCCCAGTGGTATCCACTGATCGTTTCGTGGAAGCGTATGCTAAGGAGCAAGGTAAAACTTACTCTGAGGTGTTCAAAGAGTATATGCCTATCGCTGTTAAGTTGATGGCGAACCAAGCATTGATCTGCCAAGCAAACAACTTGGATGTTATCTGGGATCAAACATCAACTACTGTAGCTACACGTGCGAAGAAGATTCGTATGTTGCCGAAGTACTACAAGATCGCTGTGGTGTTTAAGACTCCACCAACTGCTGAGTTGGAAAGACGTTTGGCGTCAAGACCAGGGAAAGAAATTCCTTGGGAGATTGTGTCATCAATGGCACAACAATTGGAAGCAGAGCCTCCAACCAAGGAAGAAGGCTTCGATGAAATTTGGTATACCTAAGGAATAATTATGTTTGTATTTGATGTTGAAACACTGGGAGTTGAGTCTAACTGCGTAGTGCTATCTGCTGCGATGGTTCACTTCGATCCAGAGGCACGTCCAACCTATCAAGACATTCTTGATGGTGCTTGCTTTGTTAAGTTCGATGTAAAAGAACAACTGGCAGCTGGACGTTCTGCTTCTAAATCTACATTGGAGTGGTGGAAGGGGCAACACGAATACGTTCGTAAGGTTTCCTTGGATCCTTCTGATGAAGACGTCAAGGTTGTCGATGGCATGCAAGTATTCTACGACTACATGGCTAAGTTTCCAAACGCAAAGAAACAAACTATGTGGGCACGTGGTTCGCTTGACCAATTAGCCATCGACTCATTGGCAGTTAAATTTGGCTTGGAAGAAATCACACCGTATAATATGTGGAGAGATGTCCGAACTGCCGTGGATATTTTGTATGGAACTACCAATGGATATGTAGAAGTGGTACATCCTCTGTTCCAACGCCACGAAGTTATCAAACATCACCCTGTCCACGACTGCGCACTCGACGCAATGCAACTAATGTACGGAAAAGTTTAATGGAATTTTACACAAGTGTTCACCCAGTGGGTGACAAGATCCTCGTTCGAGGATATGAGAATGGTCGAGCATATCAGCGTAAGGTAGATTTCTACCCTACGCTTTTTGTCACTTCTCAGAAAGAATCTAAATGGAAGACTCTGGACGATACCTACGTCGACGAGATAAAGCCTGGAACTATTCGTGAAACACGAGACTTCATCAAACGCTACGATGATGTGCAAGGGTTTCCAGTTTACGGTAACACCAACTACGCATACCAATACATCAGCGATACCTACGAAGACGATGTCAACTGGGATATGGAACATCTCAAAGTCTACACACTGGACATTGAGACTGAAACTGAGAATGGTTTCCCAGATCTTAAGATTGCTAACGAAGAAGTTCTCTTGATTACTGTCAAGGATCTAATCTCCAAGAAGCTGATCACGTTCGCTCAAACCAAGTATGGCACAGCCACAACTAACCGTCCAGATGTTAAGTTGATCAACTGTAACTCAGAGCAGCAACTGCTCAAAGAGTTTATGATTTGGTGGCAAGGTAACTACCCAGATATCATCACTGGTTGGAACACCGACTTCTTCGATAACGTTTACTTGATCAAACGTATTGGTCGTGAGTTGGGTGAGACATTCGCCAACAAGATTAGCCCATGGGGTTACATCAACGAACGTAAGACCTTCATCAAAGGTAACGAAGAGATCCACTACGATATCATGGGTATCAGCCAGCTGGACTATCTCGAACTCTACAAGAAGTACACCTACACCAAGCAAGAATCTTATCGTCTTGACTATATCGCCGAACAAGAACTTGGCGACAAGAAGAAAGAAAATCCAGGTGATACGTTCAAAGACTTCTACACTCATCACTGGCAACTGTTCTTTGAATACAACATTCACGACGTAGAGTTGGTTGACCAACTGGAAGACAAGATGCGTCTCCTTGAACTGCATCTGACCATGGCGTACAACGCCAAGATCAATCCAGAAGACGTTTACTCTCAAGTACGTATGTGGGATACTATCATTTACAATCACCTCCGTAAGAAGGGTATTGTAATTCCAGCCAAGTCGTACTCTGGTAAAGATGCCCAGTTCGAAGGTGCTTATGTTAAAGACCCGTTGATTGGGCAGCACAAGTGGGTTGCTTCGTTCGACTTGAACAGTCTGTACCCTCACTTGATCATGCAGTACAACATCAGCCCAGAGACTCTGACCTCCGAGAAGGTTTCAGTTACGGTTGATAAGTTGCTTCACAAAGAGATCGATACCGAATATATGAAGCGCCGAGACTTGGCGTTGACTGCGAACGGCTGGTGCTATCGTAAAGACATCAAAGGTTTCATGCCTGAGTTGATGGAAGAGATGTACAAGAATCGTTCCAAGTTCAAGAAGCAGATGTTGAAGGTTGAACAAGAGTATCAGAACGACAAGAGCAAGAAACATCTGCTCAAAGAGATCTCTCGTTTGAACAACCTGCAGATGGCTATGAAGATTGCTCTGAACTCTGCTTACGGTGCGATGGGTAACCAGTATTTCCGTTACTTCGATATCCGTATGGCTGAAGGTATTACCACTTCTGGTCAGTTGTCCATTCGTTGGATGGCGAACAAACTCAATGCATTCCTGAACAAGACTCTCAAGACTGAAGGCTTGGACTTCGTTATTGCGATCGACACTGACTCCATCTACCTGACTCTTGAGAAGCTGGTTGATAAAGTTTGCGAAGGTAAGACCACCGAACAGAAGATCAAATTCATGGACAAGATCTGTGAAGATGTTTTCCAACCATTCATTGATCAAGGTTACACCGAACTTGCTGACTACATGAATGCCTATTCTCAGAAGATGGTCATGAAGCGAGAAGTTCTAGCCGACAAAGCCATCTGGACTGCCAAGAAGCGTTACGTTATCAACGTTCATAACTCTGAGGGTGTTCAGTTTGCTCAGCCTAAGATTAAGGTCATGGGTCTTGAGATGGTTAAGTCTTCGACTCCAGCTGTCATCCGTGATAAGCTACGTGACTCGCTGAATGTTATTCTTCATGGCACTCAAAAAGACCTACATACATATGTGATGGAGTTTAGAAAAGAGTTTGTCAAGATGCCAATCGCTGACATTGCATTCCCTCGTGGTGTAAATGGATTGAAACAGTATGCTGGTTCACCAATCTATCAGAAGGGTACTCCGATCCATGTGCGTGGCGCATTGTTGTTCAACCACCACTGCAAGCGATTCGGTATTGACAAGAAGTATCAACCCATCCGTGACGGTGATAAGATTAAGTTCGTGTATGTACGTACACCTAATCCGATTCAGGAAGACGTTATTGCTTTCAGTCAGGTATTGCCAAAGGAGCTCGGATTGGACGCATACATAGATTATGATAAACAGTTCGAGAAAGTTTTCCTTGATGCTCTACAGATCGTCATCGAACCGTTGGGTTGGAAAACAGAAGAACAGAGTTCATTGGAGGACTTCTTTGGATAATATTAGAGTTATTAGAACTGGAATCAACGTATCGAAGATTCTGAAACAGCTGGAGAAATATCCAGAAGATTGGGGAAACCAGAAGACAGTAGAGGGTGTTCAGTCTCTACTGGATCGTGGATACCTCGATGTTCCAGCTGGCGTTTTGCAATTGGTTATGGGTGTCGTTACTCGTGCTGAAGACTTTGTTGGAGACAGTGAACTGTGTATGCCAACTCCAGCCTACCAACGACACACTGAGATTATTGGATTTTTGAAACGACATTTCCACGACTTTAGACGTTGTGGTTTTTTATCTCTCCCAGTAGGTGGTACAGTCGGTATGCATATCGACGAAGGTACGTACTACCAAGATAAAGATAGATACCATCTATCAATTCAAGGAAGATACAACTATGTCGTTGGTGGTGAGATGGTAACAGTAGAGCCTGGAACTTTGCTATGGTTCAACAACAAGTTGCAACATGGAACTGTGAACGTTGGGGATTGTCCACGAATTACATTCGTGTTCGATGTACCACATTCCAAGAAGAATCCATAATTGCCTTGCAGGAAGAGATACTGTATAATTATACTTTAGGAGAAAAATATGAAAGTGTTAAAATTTTACGCTGAGTGGTGTGGTCCATGTAAGGGACTGGCTATGGTTATCAACGGTGCCAAGGATAAGATTGACGTGCCTGTTGAAGACGTGAACATTGACGAGAACGTTTTCATGGCAACGAACTTTAATGTTCGTGGTGTACCAACTGTAGTCTTAGTTGACGAGAACGAGAACGAGATTCGTCGTAAGGTTGGTATGATGAACGAAGCTCAATTCTTAGAATTTGTAAAGGGTGAATAATGGCAAGCATTTTAGATAAACTAAAAAAGAACTCTACGATCAAAGAGACTTCTGTTCTCTCGAACTCTAAGTTCTTCACGAAGAAGGATATGATTCCTACTTCAATTCCAGTCATCAACGTTGCGTTGTCTGGTCGTTTGGATGGTGGACTGACTCCAGGTCTTACAATGTGGGCTGGACCATCAAAGCATTTCAAAACAGCATTCAGCCTCTTGATGGCGAAAGCATACTTGGACAAATACGATGATGGTGTTGTTCTTTTCTATGATTCTGAGTTTGGTACTCCTCAGTCCTATTTTGATGCTTTCGGTATTGATACTGAACGAGTTATTCACACACCGATAACTGACGTTGAACAATTGAAGTTCGACATCATGCAACAGCTGAATCAGATCGAACGTGGTGAACATGTTATCATTGTAGTGGACTCTATCGGTAACTTGGCTTCTAAGAAAGAAGTTGAAGATGCCATGGATGGTAAGTCTGTTGCCGATATGTCTCGTGCTAAACAGATGAAGAGTTTGTGGCGTATGGTTACACCTCACTTGACTATGAAAGACATTCCTTGTGTAGTCGTGAACCATACATATAAAGAAATTGGTTTGTATCCAAAGGATATCGTTGGTGGTGGTACTGGTTCTTACTACTCTGCCGACAACATCTTCATCTTGGGTCGCCAGCAAGAAAAAGAAGGTACTGAAGTCGTTGGTTACAACTTCATTATCAATGTGGAAAAATCTCGTTATGTTAAAGAAAAATCTAAGATCCCTGTGTCCGTATCTTTTGACGGTGGTATTAGCAAGTGGAGCGGTCTACTTGATATTGCACTCGAATCTGGACACGTTGTCAAGCCTAGCAATGGTTGGTATTCAAAGGTAGACGTTGAGACTGGTGAAGTTGAAGAGAAGAAGTATCGTCTCAAAGACACTGACACCAAAGAGTTTTGGATGCCTCTGTTGACTCAGAAGTCGTTCTACCAGTTCGTGAAAGATCGTTACTCTGTTGGTCAAGTCGATATGATTAAAGCTGATGACTTGGACAAAGCCTTAGAGGAATTAGAATTCGATGAGTAAACCATATGTCGTAATGGAGAACCGTCACAATGGCTTACAAGCTATTAAGTTGACAGCTGAACCATTTACAGGTATAATGTATACATACGGTAAGGTTAGCATTGAAGAGGACGAAGCTAACTTTACAGCGACATTGAAGTTTGAGTATGAAGTATTAGACTGGGCAGACAAAGAACCCGATGACTTGGGTTTCTTTGAATCTGTCTTAGGAAAGATTCTAGAAGAACTCATTCATCAAGGCATTGAAGAAAATAATTTGACATACACAGGCGGAGTTGATGAGAATAGAACAAAAGATTCTAGCGAATCTGATACATGATGAGCAATACTGCCGAAAGGTAATCCCATTTATCAAGAAGGATTACTTTTCAGACAGGAAAGAAGTAGTCCTCGCCGATGAACTTCTTTCCTTCTTCACGAAGTATAACAAACCTGCAAGCAAAGAAGTTCTGCAGATTGAAGTGAGCAACCGTAAGGATCTCAGCGACAAAGAGATGGCTGAGGTTAATGAGTACGTCAATGGACTCAGCACTGAACCAGTCAATGAAGACTGGTTACTCGAGAATACAGAGAAGTTCTGTAAAGACCGAGCAGTGTATAACGCCATCCTGACTTCTATCCGAATCCAAGAAGGTCGTGACAAACAACACACAACAGACGCAATTCCTTCTATCCTTTCGGACGCTTTGGCTGTATCGTTTGACAATCATATTGGTCACGATTACATTGACGACCATGCATCTCGTTATGACTTCTACCATCGTGTTGAAGAGAAGATTCCTTTCGACTTGGATATGTTCAACAAGATTACCAAGGGTGGTCTGTCCAAGAAAACTCTGAACATCGCATTGGCTGGTACTGGTGTTGGTAAGTCGTTGTTCATGTGTCACGTTGGTGCTGGCGCTTTGACAGCTGGTAAAAATGTCTTATACATAACTATGGAAATGGCAGAAGAACGAATCGCTGAACGTATTGATGCGAACTTGTTGAACCTGACCATGGACGAATTGAAAGTTATCGACAGAGACATTTACGAGAATCGCATTGATAAGATTACCAAGAAGACTCAAGGTAAACTGATCATCAAGGAATATCCTACAGCTGGTGCTCATGCTGGACATTTCCGTGCATTACTTGAAGAGTTGAAGTTGAAACGAGAGTTCAGACCAGATATTATTTTCATTGACTACTTGAACATCTGCGCAAGTCAGCGAATGAAGCAAGGTGGCTCTGTAAACTCTTATACATATATTAAGGCAATTGCTGAAGAACTAAGAGGTTTGGCTGTTGAGTATAACGTACCAATCGTTTCAGCCACACAAACTACTCGCTCTGGATATACAAACTCAGATCCAGGTCTTGAAGATACTTCTGAATCATTCGGTTTGCCAGCGACAGCTGACTTTATGTTTGCTTTGGTCAGCAATGAAGAGTTAGAAGCGTTGGGACAGATTATTGTCAAGCAGTTAAAGAATCGCTATAACGATCCAGGTTTTTACAAACGATTCGTCGTTGGGATTGATAGAGCTAAGATGAAACTGTACGATGTTGAAGAATCGGCACAAGCTGGTTTGGCAGACTCGGGACAAGACAAGTATGATGACACACCAATGTTCGATAAGAGTAATTTTGGTCGTAGACAAAAAGCAGAAGGCTTTGAAGGTTTTAAGTTTTAGGAGAGAAAAATGGTAAAGGTAATTGTAGCTGATAGAAAACACGACTGTTCTCATCTGTTGGGTCAGTTCTTAGATGAATCGCACTACGACATTCTGGTCGAGGAAGACGCTGACGTCTATATGCCAGCAACTTGCGATGTCGCTGCTCAAGCGTCATGTGATTTGAATCGTGATTGTGCCAACTGTTCCAAGGGTACAGACGAACTGCGCATTGCGTTCAAGTTCCGTAAGAACTACTTTACAAAAGAACAACAAGATGCAGCATATGCTGGTCTTCGTGAAGCTGCAACTGAGACACAGAACCGTGGACTCGCAGCTGGACCACGTGCTGAGAAACTCGGCAATCGTGAGTGGGTAACTGAGTATGAGTATGACGTTCTGGATTACTTCTGCAACCCAACTGCCAACCTGTTCGGTGAAGATCCAATCGAAGAAATCAAGAACAACCACAAAGGTAAGAAGCCAAGTCCTTCTAACCGTAACAACGTGTGGGGTATCTCTGCAGTTAAGAAAGATGGTTTCGACTTCGCTTCATGGGTTGAGACTACTAAGAAACTGCCAGCTGACGAGATGAAGGTTGAAGCTGAACGTGTTATCAAGAAATACGTTTGTGCCACTACATACGCTAACGGTGTGTTCTCTGGTATCGCTGGTTGGTTCGATCGTTACCCCCGTATCCCTTATGGTCGTGCCACATCATATACTCAACGTAACCCAGAGAAGTTTGCGATGGCTTATCCATTCCTACAAACTCTTGCCAAGGGTTTCAAAGAACTGTTGCCATGGCGTTACAACAACCAGATGGAAGCAGCAAAGAAAATTGATGAACGCTTCTTAGTTCCAGGGACTCCGTTCACTACTGTTACTGTGAACAAGTCTTTCCGTACAGCTGCTCACTTTGACGCTGGTGATTTGGATACTGGTTTGTCAAACCTATTGGTGTTGTCCAACAACGGTAACTATGAAGGTTGCTACTTGGTTGCTCCAGAGTATCGTGTTGCTGTGAACGTAAGACCAGGCGACTTGCTGTTGATCAACAACCACGAAGTTCTTCACGGTAATACTGAGATCAAGTTCTTGGACGAAGAAGCTGAACGTATTTCTCTGGTTTGCTATTTCCGTGAGAAGATGCTTGAGCTTGGTTCTAAAGAGTACGAAGACTGCCGTTATGACTTTGTTGAATCTCGTAAGAACAACAAAGAACATCCAGAGCAACGCCCTCTTTGGAATGGTGTTTCAGCTGGTATGTGGGAAAGCCAAGAGTGGTATGACTTCTGTCAAGAACGTCTTGGACCAGATGAGTTGAAGAAGTATCACCCAGAGTCTGAAAAGTCTAACAGCTTAGAAGGTTTCTTTTAATGTGTGCTGTCATTGGAGCAATCCTAAAGAGTCCTCGTCCAGAGGACTTTGAAATGCTGCTACGTGTATTCCACGAGTCTAAGATTCGTGGGATGCATGCTACTGGTATCTCCTACATTAAAGGTGGAGAGATTGTAACGGATAAACGACCAGTCCCAGCTGATCAGTTTCCTTTTAAGTTTGCTGACTATGTTAATGAAGATGGAAATCTGTATATGGTTGGGCACTGTCGTTATTCCACTAGCGATCTTGAGCACAATCAACCAATTGCTAATGATAAAGTTTCTGTAGTTCACAACGGTGTTATCACCCAAGAACTATACGAAGACTGGGAAACTATCTACGGTTACAAGTGTGAAGGTAAGAACGATACTGAGTTATTGCTCCGTTCGTTGGAAGACCACTCACCATTGGAACATTGGAAAGACTCCTCTCTTGCAGTTTGCGAGTTGCATGTTGATAAGAAGTTGCGAGTCTATCGCAACGGTAAGCGTCCATTATATTTGACATCTGTGCCTAGTGGGTGTATAATTACTTCTACATGGAATATTCCTGAGCGTGCAAATGCTGGAGGATCACCTGTGAATCTTTTAATGAACCACTACACTACGTTTGATGAGAACCTTGCAATGACTATGGAAAAGGTAGTCATCGAAGGTGCCAAGGACTTACAAGAATATGAACTTTGTTAACTCTACACGAGTAGAAGAGATTATTAAAAACTCGCCAGCTGGTAAGAACACCAAGTTCTTATCGGCTGCACACTCATTGTGGTATCGCTTTAAGAACTACGAGAAGTGTCCACCGATGGCTTATGAAGACAATGGTGAAGTTGTTTGTTTAATCTTCGCTACATTTAACCGAGACGGATATGCCAACCTCTACGAAATTGTCACAATCGAAGGTAAAGAAGGAAAAGGTTATGCATCAAAATGCTGGGATGCGTGGATCAAATACGCAGTCGAAGAAAGAAAAACCCAACGACTCAAAATATCATGCACACCAACGTCAGTCACTTGGCACTTACGGAATGGCTTGGTCTTTTGGGCAGTTGACCCCACTGGTTCACTCCGCTCAGACCAGCCACTATTCGCTACACGTGCAGAACAAATCGCATGGCGTGACACAGCCATCGTCAGCCCACTACAATCTTTACCTCCCTACAAAGCTAGAGAGCAATTCCGTAAAGAAGGATTAGATTCCTACAAGTGGGGTGATAAGAAGAAAGCAAAAACTAAGGAAGCCATCGAATATGTCGGTAAGGCATGGCTTCGTGACGCATTGATGGATCAACCATCACTTGAAGATTTTTTGAAATAATGGATTACAGAAAAAAAGAAAACAGACGTGAAGCGTTCATTCGTTGGTATGCTTGGTCGTTGAAGTATGATGACTGTGACCCAGCTGTATGGGCTACGAACTATCTTAACAAACGATACGAACATAATGACGAACAACGACTGTGGCTTTGCTGGTTGTATGGTAACACTTACTATCTCCCAACTGCATGGGTTCTGATGAACGAATTCCCTGACTACGAATTGGCAACTGTCGATCGTATGACTCAATGGAATACTACCAACTACAAACGACTACGTTACCAGACTGATACGAAATGGAACAAGGGTCATCTTCCAGCAATGTTTGAATCGTATCAGAATTTTATTGGAAAGAAGACTCAACGTGAAACACTCGAATCGTACTACGTCGGTGATGCTAAAGAAAACTTTGATGCTCTGTGGGACGTTCTTAAAGGACAGCTTCATAAGTTCGGTCGTTATTCTACTTGGTTCTATATGCAGCATCTTAAGCACACTGCTGGACTTGACGTTGTGCCTAGTTCTCTTATGCTTAGTGATTATGATGGCTCCCGTTCTCATCGTAATGGATTACTTCTTGCCCTTGGCAGGGATGACGATTACGATCGAAAACTTACTGGAAGCGAGTACACAGACCTTGAAGCAATGGGCGAAAGCATCAGGGTGGAAATGGTTCAACGCTTTCCTGAGTTAGCGAGTCAGATTGACTTCTTCACTATGGAAACCTGCTTGTGTTCATTCAAGAAGATCTTCAGAGTTAGCCGTGGTCGCTATCTTGGATACTATCTGGATCGACAAGCTGAAGAAATCAAACAGTGTCAATCTGATGGTTGGTATGGTATTGATTGGGATGTTATGTGGCAAGCACGAAACGAGACTATCGACTTGAGACTTGACCGTGACGTTGGAATCAATAAGGAAAGATTTAGTTCATTCTTAAACTCTGGTAAGCTGGAGAACTTGGAGTGGTTATTTGATGATGAGCAACCAGTATTGGTTGGACTGGAGAATTTTTAATGGGTGACGATTTAATGAAAACGATCAACATACAAGACTATCTTGGTACTGGTATGATTGATGGAAATACATTTGGTGCATTGGGTACTGCTATCTCAATGCCAATAACAACTGTCAGTAATGTCAGCGCTGGTAAACACTTCGATATGGAAGGTTTTCTGGACACACGTTCGTTTAACAAGTTCACAGTTGACCACAAACTGCAAGAACACGAGTTCATGAAGTTGAAGGAAACTGTGCCAACCTTTGCAGACGAGATCAAAGAAAACTTGTCTAAGAATCTTGCGAGAGATATAATTAAGAAAGCAACGTTCACTAAGAAGAAAGACGTTGATGCTGATGTGCACCATTTCATTGGAAGAGTATGGGTGTTCACAGAAGACGAATTGAAAAACCTAATTAATGAGGCACGTAATGCGTAAACTAATTGCTGTTGGTGGTCAGCCTGGAACTGGTAAGACTACATTGTTCCGTAAGTTCATGGAAGCCCATACTTGGGAGAAGGTTGAACCTAAGAAGATGCTCCCTGCTCTCTACTGTAAAGAACTAGACCTATACATCCTAGGTAAGTACGAAGACGGTGAGACTTTTGCTGGCACCGACCGACTGTCCATGGCTGTTCAGCCTATCGCTCAAGAGTTTGTAACCGAGACTAAGTCCAACATCCTCTTTGAAGGTGACCGAATCTTCAACCAGTCTTTCTTGGAGTTCGCCATGAACCAGCCTGAGACAGACCTTCAGGTGGTCTATCTCAAAGTCCCAGACGCCACTCTAAAACAGCGTTATGTGGATCGTGGTTCAGACCAGTCCGAGACTTTCCTAAAAGGCAGAGCAACTAAATATAGTAACCTACTGTCTAACTTTGACTTGATGCCATATATTACTGAGTTTGTAAACACTAACTTAGAGGAGCAAGGAAAGGTTCTTGGATTCTTGGAGAAACACTTAGCCAAGTAAGCAAGTCCTTTCTAGGAGCATATGAAATTCCTAGAGACTGCCGACTTCGACTGGATGGACTTACTCAACTTCTATGAGCGTCCATTTAGGGCTAAGTTTGTTCCAAGCAAAGTGTGGAGAGATCTTGATAACTATCGCAATGATAGTAAGGGTCTCTCCAACTACTTCAAAAAGTGGCGAACCAGAGTAGAGTTCAGACCACAAAAATCTAAGGCGAAACTGTACGACACCTATGTCGCTGCAGGAGGGGAATACGACCCAAACAATCGCCAGTGTACACTACACATCTACTCCCAAAACTTTGACAGATTTAACTTCACCGACGACTCTTGGGATAAGTTCAAGTATCGCTTGATACAAACCCAAATGCATGAGCTAATTCACTTCATGCAGTTCGATAGAAGATGCGACCAGTGGTCCAACTACATTGTTCCATACAAGAAAGTCAAGCAAGCTAAGAAGAACTACGAACGAGAGTACCTCTCCGAGTTCGACGAGATTCAGGCATACGCTCACTGTGTCCTGCTAGACTTTAAGGTCTTTCGACCAAACATTCCAACCCAAACCCTAATCAATCGTGCTAAAACAAAGCGTGATTCAAACACTCTAAAGTACATTCTGAAGACGTTCGACTACGACTACCGTAATAACCATGCTATCCCTAAGCTAATGTCTCAGATAGTCAAGTGGGATCGAAAGTACGACAGAACGATCCGAGCATCTCGCCGTCCTAAATAATAGTAATTAGTTGCCTTTAATTCAAAACTAAGGCACAATTCAACTATCATTTTACTTATAGGGCTAGTGAGCATGCTGAACTTTAAATCATTTCTTAAGGAAGAGTTACTCGTAGAGCGAGCACTTTCCGCCGATGTAGAATCCGACGACAAGGGTAAACTACACGAACTGCTTCTGGCGAAGCACCTACACCCGTCTACCCAGTTACCACTACACCACCGTTCTGAGTCTGAGAACGATGAACACGCTGGTACACCTCAACAAGTTCACGACCGTCTTAAGAAGAAGATTGGTGATGCAGCTTATAACGAGATCGACTCCCACGCTAAGAAAACTGCGGAAGCTGTTAAGAAAGAACTTGACAGTAAAGGTCACACAGGTAATGGCGTTCATATTGGTGATGTGCACTGGACATCCAACGCTGACAAACCAAACAAGCCTGGAGACCACGAGAAGACTACTGGTGTTAAAGACGTAAACTCAAACGCTGACTTGATTCTTACACTTCATGATAAGAATGGTAAGAAGGTTGGTTATCATGGCGTTTCTGCTAAGTATGGTTCGCAAGAGCCAAACTATCGCAATCCAGGTCTTGAGTCTATGGAAAAGACTGCTGGTCTCAAGCAAGGTAGCCTGAAGGCTCTTACAGATAACCACCACAAACATATGGAAAGTTTGGGCTACAATGGCTCTGCTGACCAACGTAACATCCAGTACAAGATTGACAAGATGGACGTAGAGAAGGCACGTGGCGAACATGCCAAGTATGAAGGTTTACTTGCACAAGGTAAGACTCTAAGCAAGAAGAACGCTATCATGCACGAACACTTGGGTAAATTCCTGCAAGCCCACGACAGCATGAAGACTGATGCTCAGCGTCAAGAATTCTTACAACATGCTAAGGCTCGTGCTGGCGCTGCTGAAGCGTCTTCTATCGTAGCAAAGACTGCTGTTGCTAAACACGTTGCTGAAGGTTTGTCTAAGAAGTCTGATGAAGAACTGCGTCAAGTTGTTCGTGATCACGTATCAGCACCGACTCATATTCCTCACACAGTTGCTCACAGCAAGATTAAGAACGATGGTTCTTCTGAAGCAATTGTTAAGCCATCTCACGGCATTGCTGATGAGCATATGGCAAAGGCAGAAAACCTACACGTTGTTCATCAAGGAACATCTGCAGTTATCAAAGGTACACATAGCGAAACTGGTAAGCCAGTTCGTCTTGCCACTCTAACTGCCAAGAGTTCTTCTGGTCCACACAAAGGTATCGTTGGCGCATTCGGATTGAAATAATATGTTAAACTTCTTAGATTTCTTAACTGAAGATGCTAACGCTGAAGGTGCTAAGTTAAAGCACATTCACCACGCTGAAGATCGTCCTCTGTTCCACGGAGCAGAGGGATTCCATCATGCTTATGATGCACTTCATGGCGCACATTTCCACACAAAGCAGGGAATGCAATCTCATAAGCTGACAATGAAGTATGATGGTTCGCCATCAGTTGTCTTTGGTCACCATCCAGAGACTGGTAAGTTCTTCGTTGCTTCTAAGTCTGCCTTCAATAAGAATCCAAAGATTAACTACACTCCAGAAGACGTTGATAAGAACCATGGACATGCTCCAGGTCTTGCCGACAAACTGAAGAGTGCACTTCACCATTTCCCTAAGATTGCTCCAAAGGAAGGTGTTTATCAAGGTGACTTGATGTATACCCATGACGACCTTAAGAAGCATAAAGACGGTAAGGTTTCGTTCACTCCGAACACTATCACCTATACTGCTAAAGGTGACAAAGCTGACGCTATCAAGAAGTCTAAGATCGGTGTCGTTATTCACACCAAGTATCATGGTCATAACCTAGCTTCAATGCATGCTACTCATGACGTTGATGCTTCTGACTTCAAACAACACCCAGACGTATTTCATCACACAGCTGACTACGATGCCAAGGGTGCTCACTATTCTGAACAATCTCAGAAGAGAGTATTGGACGAGTTATCTAAGGCTAAGGCTATCCACGAGAAGCATGGTAGCAAGATGTACAAAGCCACTGAGATGCATCAAGGTGAAGCTGGGCATCTGGGTACTTACATTAACCAAACTGTCCGTGATGGAAGCACTCCAACAGCAGAAGGTTTAAAGCAACACATTGCTGGTAAGTACGAGAAAATCGTTGGTAAACTTAAGACTGAGAAATCTCAGAACGCTAAGTTAGACGAACTGAAGACTCACGTCAATCATATTGAGAAGAACAAGGCTCACTATGATAACCTATTCAAAATGCACCAACACTTAGCGAATGCTAAGAACGAGATGGTTAAGTCTCTGGAATCTAATGAAGGTTCTTACGAACACGCTATCGGTGGAGAAGCGTCTAAGCCAGAAGGTTTCGTATACAACCACACTCACAAAGGTGTTACTGAACCAACCAAGTTGGTCAACCGTGCAGAGTTTGCTCGTCAGAACTTACTGAAGGCTAGAACTCCATCCAATGCTGCAGAGCATAAAGACGTACACCACGTGATGGCGTATGGACGTATGAATCCTCCAACTGCTGGTCACGAAGAAGTTGTGAAGACTATTAAAGACACTGCCAAGAAAGTTGGTGGTGGACATACTCTAATCTTGTCTCACTCTCACAACACCAAAGACGGTAAGAATCCTCTTGATCCAGAAACTAAGTTGAAGCATGCACGTAATGCATTCCCTGGAACTAACATTGAGGTTGCTTCTAAAGACAAACCAACTGTTCTTCAACACGCTTCTGACCTACACGCTAAGGGTGTTACACATCTACACTTCGTTGGTGGTTCAGACCGTAAGCCAATGTACGAACTTCTTAAGAAGTACAACGGTGTCAAGGGTGCGCATGGTCACTACAACTTTAAGAGCATCGACTTCCACTCATCTGGTGAGCGTGACGAAAACGCTAAGGGTGTAGCTGGAATCTCTGGCACTAAGTTAAGAGAACTAGCATCGTCTGGTAAGAAGAAAGAGTTCCACTCTCATCTATCCAGCCAGATGAAACCAGAACATAAAGACGAACTGTACAATGACCTTCGTAAAGCGATGAAGTAATGAGTGAATTAAATGATTTTCTAAAATTGATGGCAGAGGGGAAGAAGACTGACCCAGTTGCTGTGAAGGCTAAAGAGATTAAAGAGAACATCAAGGGAGATCTTGGTGGTCTATTCTCACAACTGTCATCATTAAAATCAGAAGATCCTAAAGTTCAGCAAACAAAAAGAATCGAAGCACAAGTTCAAGAATCAATCAAAGCAGACTTCTCTTCTCTGTTGTCAGAATTGGCTGCAGCAAAGAAACCAGCTGCTGAAGTTAAACCGATCGTGGAAGAAGTTCTAATTGAGACTCCTCCGTTATCAACTCCAATTGGCGAGATTCCTGCGACTCAGGTAATCCCTGACGTAGTTGATATCCCATCAATCGACAAGTACTTAAAGTCTCCGCAATTTCAAGAGCCAGAAAAAGTTGACGTTGATTATGGTAGAGAACTAAAACACTTAACAGAAAAGTTTAGGTTCTTGGAACAATGGGTTGGTAAGATCAACAATGCTGGTCCAGGTTCTGGTGAAGTAAACTTACGATGGTTGGATGATGTTAAACGTGATACTATCGCTGATGGGCGTTGGTTAAAATACGATGGCTCTTTAAAGAAATTCGTATTTGATGAAATAAACCCTTACGAGGTAGTCCATAATGCAACTGAAGTAACTACTGCCACATATACTGTGCAGGATAATGATTACTACATTGGAGTGAACTATGATGATGCAGTTACGATAACCCTACCCAATTCTCCTAGTTCTGGTCGTATGTTGGTCTTCAAAGACGAATCTGGCAATGCTTCTAAAAACCCAATCAATGTTGTTGGTAATGTTGACAATGACCCAGAAGGTTTTATTTTACAAACGGATAATGGCGGTATCCAACTGATTTACCGCTCAGGATGGAGAATTATATGACATATTTGTTTAAGGCTATTGAAGAGTACGCTCAGGATGCGTATAAGAGACCGAAAGTAGTACAAGACTATTCAATTTTCAATGGTGAAGCCACGATTCGCATACCTCTTCGTGTTTGGGAACAAGAAGTCTTTAATTTAAATGTTGTGCCTGCTACTGTTACACACCAAGACATTGATGGAACGCACATACTATCAGAAGACAACATGTTTACTGTTAAAAGCGGTACAGTTGCGAACTATGGATACAGCCTAAAGACCAAAGAGTTTTTCCGTGTGCAATCAAACCGTGGTGGAATTTATTCTTGGTCAGCAGAATACCCTAATCCAAATGCCGCAGGTGCTCGTGCTGTTGGACCAAGCTCAGGTGAGAACGGTATCTCTTTGTTTATGGTAGGTACAGGTACCAGTTGGACTTTATATTATAACCGACGCCATAACAATACGGTAGCAGCTATGGTTGATTTAGCTCCATACTTGCCAGCAGGATTTGACCCTGCTAAGGGTCACCTGTATGATATGAGAATACAATGGCGTGGTGTAGGTAACATTCAAATTTTCATCGACGAAGAACTAATCTACACTGAAGAAATCTTAGGAACACTCACAGGTTTGAGTGTTGCGGATAACTCACTACCGTTCATCATGGCTAGTAGCTGTGCTGTGAATGGTACGCAAGTGGCGCTTAAAGTTGGTTGTGTCAACATATCATCAGAAGGTGGTACGGCTCAACCTGGCGTGTTTGGTAGCGTCACTACTGGAGATTCCGCTGTGCAGGTGGATACAATTGGAACACCGACTATCGCCATTCGTGTTCCAAGATATATTACATATAACGGGAATACTGTACAAAACACTCGTGGCGCAATTATGACTAAAGCAGTTCAATGGCTACGTGATGAGGGTGCCATGATTGCTTATGTCGCCAGAGATTATAATGTCCCTAACCTTTCTGCTCTGACATGGACAACCAATAACGACTCAAAGTTACAGCATCTGATCGGTGGTGATGCTAGTGCACTGAACACAGCATTTCAAGCAGACCGAGCGAGTTGCGTAGAGGTTGTTCGTGAGTATTCTGAGATTGAAACAAAAAACATCATCACAAATCCAGGTCGTGACGACTTCTTACTAACACCTGGAGATATTCTTATTGTGTGCGCCAAACCACTGGCTAACAACAAGCAATGCTTTACTACGCTGTATTACTCAGAACAATTATGATGACTAAATAATAGTATTACTACTTTATAGATGGATCATATGAAAGATTATAGACAACTCGTCAAAGAATTACCAACAAACACGATCGTTTGCGCATTAGGAGATTTTGATCCTCCTACAGTTGGGCACGAACTGTTGGTAAAGACTGTCAAAAGACTGGCTGAACAAAAGAACTCAGCACACGTCATCTTCACATCCACATCTAAGACTCTACAAGAAGACAAGAAGTCTCAATACTTGAAGATAGTTTTCCCAAAGACTAACTTCACTTCCATTGAAGAATCGTTCTCTGTTTCTCTAGAGCAACTAAAACAAAAGTATAAGAACGTAATCGTAGTTGTCGGTGCTGACCAAGTATCGTCAATCAAGAAGTCGTTAAGAGAATCTGTTGACATTATCACAGTCAACGAAAAAGACCCAGACGTAAATGACTCTAAGATGAAGTCGTTTGCAACGAAGGGTCTCTATGAAGAATTTAAGAAGAAACTGCCAAGTTCTATTCGTGAACTTGATGGTCGTCGTCTAATGAATGATGTTCGTGCTGGTATGGGCTTAGAGCCAATCAAAGAACAGTTGAACCTCGTTAAGGACACTCTCCGTGAGAAGTATTTCCGTGGCGAAATCTTCAACGAGGGAGATATTGTAGAATCAAATGGTGCACATTATACCATCGTTAAACGTGGTTCCAATCACCTACTATTAAAAGAAGAATCGGGAGAACTTGTGTCTAAATGGATCCACGACGTAAAAGCGATTGACGAAGCTGTCATTCAACCAAACGGAACTGATAAGGTTGAACCTGCTAGTTCGAACAAAGTTAACTCTGACCTTAATGGTAATCCAGAGCCAAAGGCTAAAGGTTTACAAAAAGGTTTCATGACTTTCTATAACTACAATACTGACAACGGTGACCTAAAGGATGCCAAGATGGAACAGTACGTTCCACACTCAGTATCTGATGAAGATCAAGACAGCGAGTCTGACCTTGATGCTAAGAACCAAAAGCTACAAGTATTTGACCCAACTGAAGTTGGTAATGCTATCAATGCCCACAATGGCGATAAGGGTTCTGCCCATCTTCGCCGTATGAAGATCAAACATCACTTGGGTGAATCTTATGAAGCAGCAGAGCAACACAAAGAACAAGCTCTAAAAGCTAAGGCTCGTGGAGACAACGCTGCTTATAATGCTCACATGGCTAACCACCACGATGCTATGGCTCAATGGCACGACAGCAAAGGTCGTCACAACGTAGCTGACACGCATGCTGCTAAAGCAGAAGAACACCACGAGGCTTCTCTTAACGAAGCACGTATGACTGCAGCTATGAAGTTACAGAAAGCATTCCAACGTGAACAAGAACGTACAGCTGCTTCTAAGAAGCGTGGTGAAGAATTGTTAAAGGGTAGCAAGAACGCTACACCAACTGCTCCAGATAACTTCGGTGGATCTGCTTCACATACAACTGCATTGACTCAAGAATCTCGTCTGAAGTCTTTCTCTGAATTAGTTTCAGAAGGTAACAACTACGACGACAACCGTACTGGTTTCGCTAAGAAGCCACGTGAAGACGATGAATACCATAACGAACGTAAGCCAGCATTCAAAGCTAAGTCTATGTTAGATCGACCACATACTGTTCACATCGACGGTAAGCCATGGAAGAAGTTTGACAACGGACATCAAGCAAACGCTGCAGTTAAGACACTGCAAGCTAAAGGTAAGAAGGCTACTGCCATCGCCCACTTTAAAGAAGAAGTTGAAGACCTTGAAGAGTCTATGGTTGATTCGTGGAAGAATGTTCAATCAATGGACAAAGGTTCGGTGACTGGTGGTAAAGAAGAAGTTAAGAAACGCCTTGCATATCTTACTGCTGTTCATGCACACCACAAGAAGTTCGGTAACGACACTCACAAGGTTAAGAAAGAGATCGAAAGCATCAACCGTTCTCGTTTAGTTGAGGAAGAAGAACCAAAGCTATGTCCAGTTTGCATGAAACAAGAATGCCAATGTGACGACTCACATGGTTTCATTAAGGGTATGGAGCCAACTTTCGATCCATTCTTCAAGGAAGAGGAAGAAATCTCTGACGCTGAAATCGACAAGATGATCGAGTCTGTTACAGATGAAGACATCGAAGACCTATACGAAGAATCTGAATTTGCTATCATCGACGAAGAGACTGGTGAAGAATTGCCAGTTGCAGAAGGTGAAGATAAACTTGACTTGATGGAAGTTCTTTCACGACAAGAGCGTATGAGAGCTAAGGTTCGTCTACGTCGTACTGAAGCCAAGCGTGAACGTTCTACTAAGGTAGCGTTGAAGCGTTATTCAGATACTAAGACTATCAACAAACGTGCTCGTCGTTTAGCTATCAAGCTAATGAAGCAACGTATGCTACGTGGTAGAGATCTATCAAAGATCTCCGTTGGTGAGAAAGAAAGACTTGAGCGTACTCTCGAGAAGCGCAAAGAAGTAATTAACCGTATCGCTACTAAGCTAGTGTCACGTGTTCGTAAAACTGAGAAGGCTAGAATGTCCCATGGCACATTCACTAAGGGATCTTCTCCAAGCGTATTTTAATAGGATAATAACATGAACGAAACAGCAGCATCAGCACAGATCGCCTTAGCGAATACATTCTTGATGTATTTTAAGGCACACTCATATCACTGGAACGTAGAAGGTATGGGATTCCCACAATTCCATGAGTTCTTCGGTGACATCTACGAAGACCTATACGGTGCAGTTGATCCAATGGCTGAAAACATCCGTAAGATGAACGAGTATGCTCCTAGAAATATCGACGAATTGTACCGTTATAAGACCATCGATGCATCTCAATCTGCAACTACAATCCCTGAAATGCTACACGACCTTCTAATTGCAAATGAAGAAACTATCGTTAGCCTAAATAAGTTATTCGGGTTACTGACAGCTGCAAATGAGCAAGGTTTTGCGAACTTTATCGCAGATCGTTTAGATGCACATAAGAAACACAGCTGGATGATCCAATCCACATTAAAGGGTGCTGGGGAATGAAGAATTTCAAATCTATCTTAGAAGATCTCTATACATCTGAGTATAAGGTTAAGAAGTGGGTAGACCCAGTTACAGGTAAAACAAAGGAACGTAAAGTTCGTCCACATCGTGTTGAATTTGATGCGAGTAAATTACGTGGTGAACCAGCTCAAAAGGACGCTCAAGGCGATTATGGAATGAAAGAAGAAACTATGAACGAACAAGCAACAGTTAAGACTCAAAAGTATTCTTGGGGTACAATGAAGACTATCCATAAGGGTGCTTCTTATTCTATTCCTCTACACCCAGAACACCACGAACACATCGCTAAGATGAAAGATGGTCAAGTTCATGACATCAAGACCGAAGATGGTCGTCAGTGGCACGTTAAGCGTGAAGGTGATACTGTTCACTTCCATGGCGCTAACGGTGGTCCAAAGACTTCTGTTCCTCACTCTTCTCTTAAAGAAGAAGTTGAGTCTATCGAAGAACAACTATTAGAAGTTCTATCCAAAGACGCTAAAGCTGGTGAATGGATCTCTGACTTTGTTAAGTCTGACAATCCAAAGTTCGAAGGTAAGTCTAAGAAAGAACGTATCAAGATGGCTCTTGGTGCTTACTATGGTAAGCAAAACGAATCTCTTGAAGAAGGTTACATTGTTAAGTACCATGACGCTAAAGGTGTTCACAAGAACACTTCCAAGGTATTTGATGATAAAGCAAAGGCTGACGCTCATGCAAGCAAAGGCAACTCTATTGACAAAGTTGGTGGTAAGTATAGCGTACACAAGATTGACTCTGAAGGTCGCTCTGTGAACGAAGGTGTTAACGATCGTCCAAAGTCTACTGAAGTTAAGTCTACTGCTGCATTGGCTCCAATGGGTAAGTCTACTTCTGGAGCAAGCATCAAGGATTCTTCTGGTGTTGCTCATTCTGCTATGAGCCGTGCTCGTCGTTTAGCACGTTTGGCTCTTGGTAAGAAATCTACTAATGAAGCTAAAGAGACATACAAGGGTCTAGAAAAAGAAGACAAGAAAGGTCTTCCAACTGCCATGATCAAGAAGTCTGAGAAGGCTGTTGAAGGTGATACAGTTGAAGGATGGGATCACCCACACGATGCAGTTAAAGAAGAAGTTCAAAAGGTTGATGTTCCAGCTTACCTACGTAAAGCTAAAGGCGAGAAGCCACTTGAACTAAAAGACTTGAAGCGTAAAGATACTATCTCTGATGCTGAGAATCTAAAGAAAGCTACTGGCGTTAAAGAAGAAGTTGATCTCGAAGAACAAGCTCCAGTTGCTCCAGTTCTAGGTCAAAAATGGAAGAACCATGCAGTCATGGTTAATACTCAGTCTAAGAGTCGTGTGACTATTGACCGTAAACATATCGGTAACTATCCAGAACATGAAGGATGGAAAGAAGTAGCACCAGGTCAAAAGTTGAAAGAAGGATCTAAACTATCTTTCGGCGAGTTCTCTATGATGCTCGAGTATGAAGTAGACAAGAACGGTAAATACGTTCACAAGGGTACATATGGTTCTAGCTTCGCAAAAGCTGAACGTGAAAAAGACGAGGAAGGTTTTGAATCAGAACCTAAGGCTAAACGTGGTCCAAAAATGGGATCGAAGCGTGGAGCTAAAGCAAATTACGGTAGCTCTAAGCTGCACACTAAATAAATAAAGTCCAAAATTTAAGGAGACATAAAATGGCACTATGGGGAAACAAAGACAGCAAGACTGCTAGCGGAACAGTTGCTATTGCCAACACTGGCATTGTTACTGGTACTAGCACTGCGTTCACAACTGAAGCTAAAGTTGGTAATACTATCCGTGCAGGTGGTATCGATTATCAAATCGTTTCTATCACTTCAGACACTGTTGCTAAGGTTATCATGGGTAAGAACAACGGTAACGGTACTGTAACTACTCAAACATCTGGCACTTCATACACTCTATCTGAGAAGCCAGCTTTCGTCGCACACGAATCTGCTGACACTTTCGGCGACAGCGGTGATGCTAACAAAGTATTCGGCGTAGACGTTACTGAAATCAAATCTGGTGGCGACAACGTTCAAGCTGTTGCAGTTATTCAAGGTGGTTCTGGTTACTTAGAAGTTCCTGCTGTATCGTTCTCAGGTGGCGCTGGTTCAAACGCTGCTGCAACTGCTACTATTTCTGGTGGTTCAGTTACTTCTATCGCTGTGACTAACGTAGGTTCTGCATATACTTCAGCACCAACTGTTAACGTGAACGTACCACGTCGCACTATTCCAACTGCAAACATTAACACTTCAACTGAAGTTGTTAGCTATACTGGTCACGGTTTAACAACTGGCGACGCTATCAAGTATTACGTTAACGGTGGCGCTGCTGCAACTGGTCTAACTGACGCTACAACTTATTACGCTGGTGTTATCGACGCTGATACATTCTACGTGTATGACACAGCTGATCACGCTGTTGCTGCTGGCGCAACAGGTAAGATGAATATCTCTGGTACTGGTAACAACGCTCAGTATTTCGATCTTACTGACGAAACTACTGCTACTGCAGCTTCTGCTCTAGGTGACGGTGCTGTTGGTGGTGCTGCTCACGCTGGTTGGGTTCGTCGTACTGTTGGTACTGGTGGTCGTGCTGGTCGTGTGTTCTATGAAACTCTAGTAGCTTCTGGAACAACTGCTGCTACTGCTGGTGACCAATCTGACGATATCCAGTTCCCAGACGCATAATAAATACATAATGTAAAGAGGGGGAGTTGTTCCCCCTCTACCTTTTGAAGAGACTATGGTTAGTGAAAAATTAAATGAAGACAACTTTCTCGTCTATGCGATGCACCACTACGATAATCCGCAGTGTCATAGTTTAGCTGAGTTTGAAGAAGATATCAAGAAATTCTTGTATCTTAAGAAGTTGTTATCTCGATACAAAAATAATGGCGAATTGCGTGAGAGGTTAATCC